GGCACGATTGCCCTGATGGGTGCGGGTTTCCTGCTCGGCGGCCTCAATATGTTGATCGCCCCTACACCCAAGACCAGCAGTGCCGACAAGAAGCCGACCAGTTTTGCGTTCGATGGTCCGGGCGAGATCGACGACGAGGGCGGACCCGTGCCGATCCTGCTGGGAGAGGCCATCATCGGCGGGGTGCGCGTTGCCAGTGCCCTGACCAGCGAAGGAGCCAATCCGGGCTCGCACCACGTCCATCCGATTGGTGGCGGAGCCGGTGGCTCCACTCCGGCGTTCCATGAGTACTTCGAGACCGGTAGCACGGGCACTACCGGACCCGGTGTCCAGCATCTCATGCTAGTCTGATGATGCACTGGCCCGCCATATTTGCCGGTGCTGGCGGCGGGAAGGGTGGCGACACCCCTACCGAAGCGCCAGACAGCATCTTCACCAACCAGATCGCGCGAGTGATCGACCTCCTGTCGGAGGGCGAGATCGAGGGACTGGTGGATGGGCTGAAGAGCGTCTTCTATAACGAGATCGCGCTTCAGAACGCCGACAACAGCTACAATTTCCAAGGCGCGACGGTGGTCGCCAACCACGGCACCACCGACCAGCCCGCCATCTCCGGTTTCGATGACGTGAAGTCGTCGGTCAGCGTGGCGCAGGATATGCCCGCCAACACGGGCAAGTCGATAAGCTTCCCCAATGACGGCGATGTCAGCACCGTTATTGTCACTATCTCTGGCAGCAATTGGTACAAGGCCGACGACAGCGGCAACGTCAATCCGACCTCGTGCTCGTTCAAGATCGAGAAGTCGGAGAACAGCGGGGCGTTTGTCCTCGTCGACACCTATACGATCAGAGGCAAGCAGAACGACGAGTTCGATATCGATTATAGGGTGCCGATTGACGACACGCGCGGGCAGACAGCGATCAGGGTCACCCGCACAACCGCCGACAGCTCGACGCTCAAGGACAGCAATGGGCTGACGTTCAAGAGCTACACGAAGTGCTCTGAGTACAAGCTCTCTTATCCCAATTACGCCATTGCTGCGCACATCATCAACGCCAAGCAGTTCGGTAACAAGGTGCCGACTAGGCAATATCGGGCTCGGGGTATCAAGTGCCGCGTTCCGTCGAACTATGATCCCGTCGCCCGCACCTATACCGGTCCGTGGGATGGGACGTTCAAGGCCGCCAAGGCGTACACCAGCAATCCGTCATGGCAGTATCTGGAGCTGGTCACCAACAAGCGCTTCGGCTTGGGGCAGTTTTTTCCAGAGGCGTATGTTGACCTGCCCAGCCTCTATATGCTCTCCAAATGGGTTGACGCCTACGAAGCGCGCTTGCCCGTTGGCACCGCAGGAAAGACCGATGACTATGACCCTGTAACGGGTTGCCACGGCGTGCCTGATGGCAAGGGCGGCTTCGAGCCGCGCTGGACGTGCAACGAGTGGATCACCACTAGAGGTCAGGCATTCGATGTCCTGAAGGACATGATATCCAGCTTCAGGGGTAACCTGTACTGGATGCAGGCCAAGCTGTGGGCGCTATCCGATGGCCCGCGCACGCCGGTCAAGATCGTCACCAATGCCAACGTCAAGGGCGGCAAGTTCAGCTACACCGGTAACAGCAACCGGAACCGCAACTCTGTCGTCAATGTCACGTTCCACGATCCGGACCTGATGTATCGTCGCGGCATCGAGACGGTCGAGAACGGCGATCTGATCCGGAAGCTGGGCTACAAGGACACGACCTTCGGCGGCTTCGGTTGTTCTTCGCGCAGTCAGGCTAACCGGCTGGGCAAGGCGTTGCTGTTCACGCAGGAATACGAAAGCTCGCTGGTCAGCTACACCGCCGCGTGGGATCACATGGCGGCGGATGGAACGGACGGCCCGGATGGTGTCGCGCCGGGAGATCAAATCCTGATTGCCGACAAGGAGCGCGGCAATGCCCGTGCTGGTGGACGTGTATTTAGCGTCGCTGGTACAAACGTCACTCTGGACCGCAATGTCGGAGTAACCAGCGGCAACGGCACACTGTACGTAGAGCACGCCTCGGGCGCGGTTGAGTGGCTGACCTGCACGTATTCCACCGCCGATCTGGACGAGGACACCAAGACGGTCGTCAGCCTCACGCAGACCCCGGTCGAAACAATTCAGACCAACGATCTGTTCATTCTGGTCGACACGGGTTTCGATGCTGAGCCCTTCATCGTGGTCAAAATCCGCGAGGTCTCCAAGTTCGAGGCGGAGATTACCGCAGTCAAATGGGACGAGGGCCGCTGGGCTGCGATCTACGACGAGCCTGCGCTGGGCGCGCAACGCAGCTACATGTCGTTGACTAACAGCAAGGTGGGTTACGTACAGCCCGCTGTAGGGCCGGTGAAATGGACTGACCGCTTCACTTATAGCGGTGACCTGTACCGCCGTTTTATCGACCTAAACTGGACGCCGTCTCCAGATGCCAATCTGTCGCACTATCTCGTGCGCTATTCGTTCGCTGGCGGCGAGTGGGTTGTGCTGCCACCGGCTGGCGCGGCACAGGCGACGATACCCAGCGCCATGTCGGGCGATTACACGGTTCAGGTCTACGCGACCAACGGGCAGGGTTATTTCTCACCTGTCCTAGAGGCGACGTTCACGGTTGGCGTGGCTCCGGATGCGCTGGCTTTGCCGCTGGGCACCATTGCTAATGCGACATGCATCCCCGACACCGGTAGCGTTGCCGCACCGGTTGCCAATACTCCGTCCACGGCCACCACGGGAGGAACGCTTCTTGCTGGCACGTACTTCTACAAGATCACAGCGCTCAACCAGAATGGCGAGAGCCTAGCCAGCAATGAGGTGTCGAAAACCACTACGGGGTCGACTTCGACCGTCACCCTGACGTGGGCAGCGGTGCCAAACGCGACGGGTTACCGGATTTACCGAGGAACCACTGCCGGTGGCGAAGGTGTCTATTACACTGTAAGCGCGGTCACCACCTTCACCGACACCAACGCCGCGTCCACCGCAGGTGCGCCGCCGACGACCAATACCGCCAAGCTGGGCAATTTTGCTGCTGACCACGTGACCATCGCGTGGGATTTGACCACGCCTACTGGAAAATACCTTCAGACGCAGGGTGTCGGCATCACCACGGGTGTTTCCGATCCGAGCTTCCTCGACTGCTTGGTCACCGTGAAGACCATGACCGGCGCGGTGCTCAGGCAGGTTAGCGTTGTCGGCAACACCTACAATTACACGCGCTCGAACATGTACGAGGACAATGGCGGAACGGTCCTCAGTCAGTTCAAGTTCGAGATACAGTACCGCGATATCTATGGCCGCATCGGCCCTGTCACGACGCTGATTTGCCAGAACACCGTACCCGCCGTGCCGACAGGCATGTCCGTCAGTGGCGGCGCGTTGCTCAACGAAATCAGGTTCACGCGGCCCACGTTCCCCGATTACTCTTATTCGGAGATTTGGGGCTCGCAGACCAATGATGTCGTCACGGCGGCGTTGCTGGGCAAAGACCCAGTCGGCGTCTTCGATCACACCAGCCTGACGGCTGGCAATACGTGGTACTATTGGCTTACCAACGTCGACACATGGGGCAGCGTCAGTGCCAAGACGTTCGCCGGGAGCGGCGTCGTTCAGAGCACGGCGCTCTACGATACCGTTGGTCAGGACGGTGTGCTCTCGCCTGTCGAGAAGCAGGGCATCATTCGTGAGTGGAACCAGCTCACGAATGAAAAATCCAGCATCGACACACAGGCCACCGCGCTGGCGATCACCACGGAGAAGACCAACTACGACAACGCCTACACGACGCTGGGGAGCTACCTGACCAGCCTCAGCCCGGCTTACACTGATACAGCGCATTCGACGAACATTGTCCGCACCACGTGGAATACCAACTGGCAAAATCTCTACGCGGCCCGCCAGACGCTGTTGCGCCAGATTGATAACGTAGCGGCAGCATCTTCTGCTGTGGGTGACGGCAATCGTGTGCGTTTCTCGCGGATGGAGCAGGGCACAGTCGGCTTCACGACGTACGATACTAGCGCTGGCACCGGACCCATGGATCAGGGTACGACGCTAGGTAAGCGTTATCTACACGTCAGCGGTAATTTCACAGCCAACAGTCAGGTTGGTTCTATCGGCACGGCTGGGGCCTCTACTGCTACCAGCCCGTTCATCATTCCGGTTACACCCGGAGAACGACTGTTCGTGGGAGCGTCTGTACGTAGCGCCAATCCCAACTCTGGCTGTACTACGTCATTGATCATTTTCTTCTATCAAAGCTCCGGTGCACCATCAGCCGTGAATGCGCTTAGCACAGTGTTTACAGGCAACGGCAGTGATCCGTTCTGGACGCGTCGAGGAGGCTTCGCCACTGTCCCCAGTGACGCTGCTTTCGCGATTATGGAATACCGGACGCAGAACAACGCGCTTGGTATTACAGGTGCGTGGGATTTGTATCTCGCCGAGCCTCTGGTGTGTGGTGCCGGGGCGCTCCAGACTACACTGCCCAACTTCTCCCCCGGCCCCAGCGGTGAGTTTGGAGCCGAGGTAAATCGCTGGATCGCAAATCCGACCCAGTCGCTGGTGTTCAGTTACGACTATCAGGGCAACGCCATAGACCTAGCCAGCGGCGCTACGCGGGATATTGCCTTTAGGTTGCTGAGCAGCGCTGGGCAGGTCACGTCCGGAGTGACGTGGAGCTATGTTGTCAAGACGGGAACGATTGACGGCTTCACCAACGCCAGCGGGTCGCAGACCATGGCCGTCAGCGGCGGCACGGGTACGATCACTGTTTCCAGTCTTGCCACGGACACAGCCACGGTCGAGGTCACGGCGACCTACGGGGTTCTGCTTTACAAGTACACGGCAGAGTTCAAGAGATCGTACGCGTCTCCGCCTACAGGGGTAAGCGGCGGCGGTGGCACAGGCACCACCACGTTGTTTAGCAAGACCAGCGGCTTCGGCGTGGGGTTCATCAACTCGACCACATTTGCCGATGTTACCGGCACGATCACGTTCACTGCAACGGGTACGGTCAACCTGAGCGCCAACTTGACTTTCGACCCTGTGGTTCCCGGCCCCGGATCGTGGACTGTGGAATTGAAGTGGCAGCAATTGATTAGTGGTACTTGGACCGATTTGACCACGCCTTCTCCAACCGTGGGTACTGGCGTAACCGATGTTGTGGCAGCGAGTGACGGCGATCCTGCCATGTCGGATAATACCACGATCACCAACAACAAGACGATCACGGCCAGTGGGTCGACCAGCGTGCGCTGCGTCGCGCGCATCACCTCTGGCACCAAGCAGCACAACATCTCAGGCTTCGTGAACGGCACGCAATGACAATGATCACCATCCAAGCCCCCGATGGCTCAGAGCGCCATGCTGTCGACGAGGCCGAGTGGGCTAATGGCGCGTCTGTTCTCGATGCCGGTGGCAACGAGACCAACCCCTATGTGGGATGGACGCAGGTAGCGGACGGCTCCCCGCCACGCGAGGGTGCAGAGATCGTCGACGGGGCGTGGGTCGTACCGTTGCAACTGTTGCAAGACGAGAAGTGGGAGGAGGTCAAGGCTCTTCGCACTGCCAAGAAGGAAGCAGGCGTTGCGGTGCCGAACATAGGTACGGTACAGACGGACGATATCTCGACCCAGAACATCACCGGTCTGGTGGTCATGGCCAACCTAGCCATTGCTCAGAGCCAACCGTTCAGTGAGCCGTTCACCATGGCGGATAATACCGTGGTCGTTCTCGATGGTCCGACAATGGTGTCCATGGGTGTAGCGGTGGGGCAGTACGTCTCTGAGGTTTATGCCCGCGCCCGCGATCTGCGCGAAGCCATCTATGCTGCTGCGGACGAAGCAACTCTTGACGCTATCGATGTAGAAGGAGGTTGGCCGTCATGAAGA